TATTTTTTCTTTTTAGTAGCCTTAGGCTCGGCCATTATTGCTATAGGTGGGGCGAAAACTCCGTCTATATACGACCAGCCAGCTTCTACATCACTTGGACCAATTACCGCGAAAGAACCAAATTTCGGTAAACCAACTGGAGTGTTTTGAGCCCATGTAATAACATCTATGACAGTCCCATCTAAAACGATTGCATACTTTTTCATGAGTTATCCTTTTTTAAAACTTACATGACCTGCCGAGTTTCTAGCCGCTCCATTGTTTTGATACACAACCCATTCAAATGTTTGCCCTGCCGTTAGACGTAATTGAACAGTTGCGACCACTTGCGGTTCCGCTGTCTCAATCGCAAAGCCCCAATAAGGATAAACGACGAGACTGCCATCTATTGCATAGCGAACATGAAATTGCCCTACCCCAGGAGTTAAGCCCGTTAAAATACAAAAAAAAGTACTTGTTATAGTCATGTCTTGCGGTACTGTAAATTTGCCTGTTGTCGCGTTGTAAACACCAAAAGGATTGACTACATTTTCATTGTTTAAATAAGCTGTCTGAGCATGGTGTGGAATTGACTGCAAAACGTTGATTCTTTGGCTTGACGCAAAAAAGTCATTGTTATTTTGAAATGAATCCAGTTGATTTGAAAAACTTCTCATAATTCACCTCTATAATTGAGTAAACCCAGCCGTTAGACCACGCACGAGATACACAGTGGCAGTCGCTCCGATTGTTTGTAACTTTAAGGACCCTGAGTTATTCCAGTGAAATATTTCAGTCTGACCGATCGGGTAAGCTTGCGAGACTGCAAAACTACAACCATAAGCGTTCGTCGCACCAGCTATTAAGCTAATACTAGAACCAAATGCAGATTTAATCGCAGTGAAATTCTGCCCAGGCAATGGGCTAATCAAAGCAGTTAAACTCGCTCCAATAACAAGCGTTTCTGGATATAAACTAAATACATCGTCTCTTTGCTGGCTCATGTAGTCTCCTATAAATTATGCTTCTCTTTAAAAATCTTATCGGCTAACTCGTCGTCTTCTTTAGTCTTAACAATGTTAAGCGTTTTACTGCCAAAATGTAAAGCTAACGCGCCAAAATTAACCATACTTGGTACGTTTTGCTTAGCTGCTCTAAAGCAAAAGTCTACGTCATTGTTTTTATAGTCTAACCTTTCGTCCAAGCCCCCTATTCGCTCAAAAAGATCTTTATCAATCAGTGTGCAATAGAAACTCACAAACGGGAAAGGACATAGTAGCATGTCCCTAGGAGGCGGTGAGTGTATTCCTGTGAGCCTAGTCTCTGACCAATCGTAGTCCATTGTTTGAGGCACAAGCTCAAGCTTGCCTTCGTGTTGTATACATAACGGAGTGATATACTTACTTGGTACGTCACCATTGCATAAAGGGTTTTGAATAAATGTAATGTTAACGCTTTGTGATGCCATTACCATATTACCTAGACACTTGGCCGACATAATTACGTCATCGGAGTGTAAAAGGTATTTATCAGTGTTAGCTTTAGTTAACTCGTAAACATGCTGAAACTTTACTGTAGCGTTGTAGAGTTCGGGTTTATGTATAAGCGTAAAGCTATTATTAAATGTAACGCTTGGGCTATTAACTGCACTACTTACTATGTAACAGTGCATATTAAAGTTATGCCTCATCTGCCAAGCTATGCCGTTTATAGCTAGCTGTAAGTACTTGTCGTTTTCGTTTAAGTGATGAGTCAAAACTACTGTTACGTTTGTCATTTTATTCCTATTTCGTTTTTAAGTATGTTTCCAATTACGTCATCGTCACTATATCTAGTGCCGATGACGACATACGTTCCCCCCGGGTCTAGAATTGCATCGTTTAGTCTGTAATGCTGCAAAACCTTAGCCCTAGCTTCTGGAGTTCCTGAATTATTTCCACTATTTAAGTCGTCTGACACGATGCAACTATAATGCTGGCCGACCTTTACTGTATTCACGCCTCCCGCTGTTACCGATGCTTCTTTATATGGCTTAGTCCTTTGCTTAATAGTAATTTCGCCCTCACTCCATATTTCACCTTTAAAATCACCAAATACGTCGATCAAGTGTTGGCTTTGCATATAAGCTTTAATTTCTCGTATAAAGTTTTTACTATTCTCGTAAACTTCTGAGTCAATTAGTATTCTATCATTTGGGTTTCTAATTAATCTCCAAATACAGTAACCAGTAACAGCTAACGAGCTTTTGAGACTTCCGCGTGGGAGAACTATTAATTGCCTTGTAGCTTGGCTCTCAAGGTTTCTGATAACACCTCCGTGAGTCTTTATATTAATGTCTTTCATACCAAGTCCGTACTTGCAAAAGTGATAAAGGCTTTTTCTGTAAATCGCTGCTATTTGTGCAAGTTTTAATTCTCTACTCATTTTATTAAGTTAACTTGATCAGCAATCATTAATTGCAACGTTGCTTCAGCTTCTTCCGCTGTAACTGTCGTTTGCTTGGTTTGATCAATTTGAATAGCTGCAAGCTTAGGTAAAAGATACGGCATCAGCTCAAAGTAAGCTGCCATCTTAGTTTTAATAATGTTTAGTTCGTTGTTATATTCGCCAGCGTTTCTAGCTTCTTTTTGCATCTCATCTAGCCGCTCTATTTCAAGCTTAAATCGTTGATGCAGAGCTAAATCTCTACTTAGTCTTTTTAAGTTATCTCTGAACGTTTTTTTATGTTCTTTTTCAACACGAAATTCAGACTGTTTTGGTCCTGGTTTCATTTTTTACCCAAATTTACTTTAATTATTCAAAAAATGACGCAAGTTAGACATTAGTAATACTTATGCGAAGTTATCAACAATTCTGTACTTGTTTTGTATGTTTTTGCAAGTGTTAAGAATAAAATGACGCAATTAACAATTGTTTTATTGTAAAAGTAATAATTGTTGTGCATAAGTTGTTTAACGCAGCAACGCTAAAGTTGATGTAAAAAAAGAGAGAAATAAAATGAATAACGTAAAATATAACGTAGCTTATACATTAATCAAAAAAGAGCTTGCAAACTTAGATGTATCACCAGCTTGCGACGCATACCATAAAATATTCAATCAATGTATTGAAGCTTATGATGTTCTGACGATACGTGAGATAAAAGACATGGTTGCAGAATTATGTGAGTTATATCCTGTCAGATATTTTAGGTAGTTGGTATGATTACTTTTTTACTTTTTTGTATATTAATAGCGGTCTGCCCAGCTTTAATTATAATCGGTTATGTACTTATTCAGGTTATTTATTATTTAATTATAGCTGCAATTATGGTTTGTGCCATTGTTGGTGTAGTTGTTTATTTTCCAAAATTAACAATAAGTGTTTGTTTAATTTACGGTATGTTTAAATATCTAGAGAATAAATGGCGGGGCGTGAGAGAATCGAACTCCCGCGCCGTCGAGTGAACTAGTACACCCGGAAAATTCTACCACTAAATTAACGCCCTAAGAAATGTTAAATTATCTAAACAGTTCCGGCAATAATACTAATAACATCATCAAAAGAAAAAGTTTCGCCAGTTCTGGTAATAGTAAAGACGTTATCATGAAAGCTTACTTTAATTCCTTTTTCTCCTAATATTTTAATTACTTGATTGATTGTATCTTCTTTAGGGGTTTTATTTTGTAGTATGTTTTGTTTAAATTTGTAATCAGCTTTCTTTTGTCGTCTACGAAATGACGATTTATGCTTCATACTGCTAGGCCTTTTTGTTTTTGATGCTTGATGTGATCAGCGAGAAGCTCTTGAAAGTTAACATCATTTTGCTTTAGCTTTTCTTCGCGTTCTTTTTGTTCTTCTTGTTTTTTAGATTGAACTTTAGCTTGGTGCAGTTCTTGTTTAAGCTTTTCTATTTCAAGCATGAGTTGCATCTCTTTTTTGAGATACATTTCTTGCGTAGTGAGCAACATCTCGTTTTGTTTATGAATTTCTCGGACTCGATCCATTACTTGCTGCGTATAGACTAAAATATTAGACATTTTGGGTAAGGTTCCTAATTTTGTTATAGTTTTTCTACTGACGTAAAAAGCCAGAAAGCGCAATAAGCGTTAGGCTTTAAGCATTGGTTATAGGGAATAGATGCATAACCTTTCGCGTGACAGTTTTCACCCCACGAGTTTTTAACAGTGAAATAGCCTTTAGATTGAAGAGAAGAGTCTAGTCCGTAGCCAACGACTGCCATTGCATGACCTGCGTTTGTATCTACTTCTGAGGCCTCACGAACGACGGGGAGACATGCGCCTAGGTCTTTGGGGACCGTCATCGCGACGATAGCCGGTAGGCCTTTAGATAAGTGTTCTTGCAAGCGTGAGGGGTTGTAACCAATGTATTCAACTTTAGATAACTTAAATCTTTCGCCTTTTCCTAGTTCTAGTTTTGGTGTGATGGAATTATGTGGCCAAACGTATTCCTGTTCAATTGGTTTTGACTGTGCAGCTTTTACGGACTCGTGAGAGGAATATTGCTCATAAGTAGACCAATGGTGACGCTCTGAAAGATTGTTTGACGCTTTTAGTATGTTTTCCATAGCAGCTATTGATGCATGTGCTGTGCACGTTCCGTTCCACTGCGTTATAACAGGAGTGTCATTTGATTTTAAACTAACGAAAGTGGGTAATGGAGTAGGTGTAGCGGGGGCAAACGCGTAGGCTTTTTTCGCGTATGAGTTTGATACTCGATCAAAAAGAGAAGAATGTGGCTTTGGACTTGGGATTATTGTTTGGGTTTCGTCTAGTTTTTGTTTGTCTAATTCTTTTAGTTCTTCTTTTTTAAGTAAGTCTTTTAGTAAAATAGTGACTGCACTTTTGTGTTTAGTCATTACCTCGTTTTGGGCTCTAGGCCTTTTCATTGCTCTAATTATGTCTTCATGTTCAGAAGCATTTGCGCATATACTAATTAATAATAAAAAAGACACTTTCCACATAAGCTACCCCTTTGTTTTTGAAAGCCTAACCATTTTTTACTTGCAAAATCACGCATTCATCACCGCGCTTGCATTTTTTTTGATCTATTACCCAAGGACCAGTCACTTCCCACGAGTCATCTGTTAGTATTAAACCCTTTAGACCGTCGACGATGGGTTTTAAAGTTGAAACAACGCCGTCAAAGTCCATAAACCGAGATCGATAAACAACAAAAGAGAGAGAACATTTTGACCATAGTGGTTTTTGAATAAGGTTTTTAACTTTAATTTGATAAGCTACAGTAGACTTAAAATAATCAGCATTCTTTTTTCGTTTGTACCAATTTTGTCCCAAAAGCTGATTTGCTGATTTAGGTTTTCCCATTATAATTAGTTCAATTTGATTCATGTCTATAGCCTACATGAACATGTTAGCTTTTTTATTTTTTGATTTAATAGTTTTGCTTTTAACAATTGTTTTAGCTTTTAGTTTTTTATCGGTTTCTAAAATGCCTTTTAGTTTTAAAATTTTCTTCAAACAAACTGGATCGCTAATATCTAAATTCATGATCGCCATGACTTGAATCAACACTATGTAAACATCAAAGATTTCTTCAATCATATGATCACCGTTAGTGCCTTTAAGCAGGGCGGCGGTACACTCTGACATCTCTTCGCAAAGCTTCATTGTTTGGTGACCAAGTCCAAAGTGTTCAGCGGAATCAAGCACAACATTATAAGCCTCATCAGTTGATAATTTCATAAGTTAAGTAAATCTAATAAAACTAAAATAATCAACGAAGGAACGATAAAAATTACACCGAGGAAATAAAAACAAACAAAATAGGAAAGTATTTTATATTTCATTTAAAAGATTCAAGCCCATAAAAAATACAAATTCCAGCAATAAAACCCATAAGAAACATCATGAAAGAGAACTTTCTTAATTCTTTATTCATTCCCATAATAAATAAATCTTTCTTGTTTAGCTTTCTTTGCTTCTTCGCGTTTAACTCTACTTAGTCTATCGCGCTCGATATTATCAGTGCGCATACATATTTTGCATTTAGTTGCGCGCTTTGTGCTGGTGGAAGCGTTTTTATAGAATTCACCAAGTACTTTATATTCTTTGCACGTTGTGCATTTGTAAGTTTTTTCCATGAGTCACCTAGAATAAAAACTCTTCATGCTCGTTTTCTGATAAATAAGTATCAAAGGCTTTCTTTAGTGCATCTTCATGATAAAGATTAACACTACCGAAACGCTCGTCATTACATTTCTGTACTTCTAAGCCTAATTTTTTAGAAATATTTCTAGCGATATAAGCAATTTCTTTTGCCTCTTTAACGCTTGTTTTAAGGTTTGTTATTTTTGCGTATCCTCGAATTGTGTAAAAACCACTTTTACCGCTGTTGTATTCGTTCGCTTGAACCGCTAGCTTACGAATGTCATCATTTTGTATCTCTAATGCTTTTATTTTTTTCGCATTCTCTTCTGACTGCCTGGCAATTTGTAATTCTAATTCCAATCTTTGAACAGGAGACATCTGTATATGATTGTGCGTACTATGTTTTTCAATATCTCGCAGTTTTTTATCTCTATCAATAAACCATTGCCTAATTTGCTTTCCCTTCACGCTACGCTCCATTAAGCAAATATGTTTTGCGGCGTCTAAAGTTAACCAATACCCGACCGATGTACTCCGAATGGCCACATAATCCTTACCTTTGTCCAATTCTGACCGCTCTAATCTATGTTCAATCCATTTATCGAATCGTCTTGTTGATTCTAGCTTTTCATATAACTCACGGGCATCGACACAAAATTCACTACCTTCTATAATTGTAATCATGTTTTCCATATTTCATTCTCCTGACATCTAAACACATTGAAACTTTGTTGATATATAAACATGTTAGAAAGGAATATCGCCTTCACCAAAGTTAGAATTAGTATCAACAACGAAAGGCGCTTGAGCTTGAAAGTTTTGCCGTGTTGGTTGCTCATCTTTCACAAAGTCTAAAAATTGAAACTCTGATACTTGAATTTTATGTGAGTAAGCTTTTTGCCCATCTTTGTTAGTATACTGCTCCGGCTTATAAGAACCCTCGACATAAACCTTGCGGCCTTTATCACCGTATTGAGACATAAACTCAGCTGTTTTACCAAACACTACGCAATTAAAGAAATATGACTTATCACCTTTTTTGCTTTTCTCTGATTGAGCTAGCGTAAACTCAGCGATTGAGTGTCCACTTGGTAAAGCCTTGAACTCTGGTTTTCTAACGATGTTACCTACTAACAATATTCTATTTACCATACTACTTAACACTTCCTTTCATTTCAGCATCTACTTCTGCAAATGTTTTAGTTTTCATTATCTCGCAAAGCTCAATCACTTGTGCTTGCGATAAATCTTTAACTAGCATCTTTTGCATTTTAGCAATCATCACAGTTCTCATCTGCTCACCTGTCCAAGCGTTTACTTTTGCAGCTTCTTGAAGTTGTAGAACGGGATTAGGTGCAATCACTGGTGCCTCTTTTTGTTTAATTGCTGTTTTGGCGGCGGCGTAGTCGGGTTTAGGTGGCTTTACTGGATCAACGGGGCCATCGACAATACGGGGCATTTCTTCGAAGTCTATTTCAGCAAACTGAGTTCCGTAGCCACATAAAGCGAGTGCCCTTCCAATCGATCCTGTAAGCGCCTTTTCTAGGTGGTCACCAAAGTGTTGAGCTGTTTCTTGCTTATAGCCATCTGCTATTAATCGCCCGCTTTCATTTATTATTTCTGCTTTAGCGATAGTCATCTTGTCGTTAGTAGAAACAACTTCTGTTCTTATCGTCCATTCTGGTTTTTCTGAACGAAACCACGCCACTCTGTGCGCCACTTGTAGATATGGTTTACCTTTCAAGTAAACAATTGGTAATTCTAGGCCAGTTTTTGTTTTGAAACTATCTACACTCATGATTTACTTTCCTTCTGTTAATTCGGATTTTTTGGATGCCGGATTAACCTTAAAACTTCTGAGGGCGCAAGTTTGCTCTAATCTAGCGCCTTCAGTTTTCACACCGTGAACCAATGCAACACGCAGCGCTGATTTATCTATTTCAGTCTTAATTATCTTATATTCGTTGGGAATTTTACTCTCATCAGTGATGATTAATTTAGGTTGGCTATCAGTAAGCACAAAACGATGCCTTAAACCTGCGACCTCAGTTCTGTTGGTAAATTGCATGGTCTCTTTTAAACGCGTCTTTAAACGGTCTTCTAAGGCCTCACAAGACTTCTTTATGTTATTTAGCTTCTCTGCTTCGGCTTTGTAGTATGCGGCAGCATTCTTCATCCGCTCGATTATGTAGTAATAAGAATCAATCTTGGTAGCGAGATCGGTTTCGTTAACTTTGATAAGTGCTTCGATCTCATCATTCAACTCGCCTTCATTTTCGATTAATAGTCGCTCAAGATTAAGAGCTAGTGATAACAGTGATTTATTTTCGTCAGACATATTCAATCCCTTCAAGGATAGCGTTAAAGCAGACGGGAAGCTCGAAACCCGTCAGCCGAGCATAAAATATACAACATGAGGCTTTTGAAACTTTAATAACTTGTTTTACAGAAATTAAAAGCACTATTTTTAAACTGATTCATTTAATAATTTAACTAAACAATGTAAACTTATATTAACTAAGTTCCAGACAGCTTAGTTTTTTCCTTCAGGTGGGGGGCTGGTTATCGAGTGGGTGCCAGTCCTCTTTAAATTAAAAAACCCTTGTCTAGTTTCTACTTTACCTTTCGGCTAAGCTTCGTTAAACAAGGGTTGATTATTTAGAATTAATCACTTCTTAACTCTTAACGAGTTCACAGTTCAAGCATTAAATTCTTAATACTCCGAAAATTTATCGTTAAGTCGTAAAACACGATACGGGATTATGTTAATAACACCCAATAGGCGGCATTATAAATAGTAGGGACGTCAGTAGCAGTATTGGCCTTGGTTAGAATCAACTCGGAACCGCAACCTAAACTATCTATGAAATAGCGCCGTCGGCTGTGCAATTGTTTTAAATTTATTTGAGAGAGTCTCTAGGAGCCGGAGCATGATGCTTAGGAATCCGGGAGTAGGTTATTGATTCAGTTCTCCACCAAGACGCATCTATTTAAAAGTAGATGAACCAAAGTATTCGCTTAGCTTTGGCCGTTACAACAAGTCAGGTAACGAAGAGCTCAATCAAATAAAGATAAAGACATTCAAAATATTCATTCGAACCTGATTACTAAAGTAGCACACCAAGCCTGCCTTAGTCAGTCAGTAGGAAGAATGGCGGTTCCATGTAGAAAGGGGTCAATAAGGCATGCGTCATATTGAAATGTACATGCTTAATTGGTTTAAAGATGTTAATAATACTAGCCATTTTTTAAATGGATATCATCAAGGTCGGTTATCAGTATTTATTTCAATTTTTATACACTGTTAAAATATATTAATTATTGTTTTGTTTACAAATTTATTTCAGCGAAATAACTAATGCTCATCTGTTACTAGCAGATAAGAAACACCACAATAAATTAAATGTTTTTCACACCTAGCTACCGTTTCTTAGGTTAGGTGAGATTCCAAGGGATGGTGCTAGTAACACTGTCCCTTTTTTTTTAACCGGGGGGTTGATGGCTAGATTAAATATTGAAGACTCGCTTTTTAAAGATAGTCGCTTTTTAGATTTAGTTGTTAAAATCGGGAATTATAGTCAAGCATTAGGAGACGTTGTTTTAGCTTGGGTTGTGGCTCAAGAATATTTTTTAAAAAACGACGGCTGTATACCTTTTGAGGTTTGGCAAAAAAGAAAACTAAATGATGCTTTAATTGAATGTGGGTTGGCCATCAAACAAGAAAGCGGCGTTTATTTAGCCGGCACTCATGATCAATTTGCTTGGATAAAGCAGCGCAGTAACGCGGGAAGAAAAGGAGCAAAAATAATAAATGCTTCTGGGTCGTCAACCGACGACTCCCGACGATCAACCGACGACTCCCGACGATCACCCGACGACTCCCGACGATCAACCGACGACTCCCGACGACTCCCGACGACTCCCGACGAACGGAATTCAGCCTCTTACTCTTACTCTTTCTCTTCCTCAAATACAAAAAACAATACACATACAGCAGATTCATCGAAAAGTGACGCTGACGCTTTGTGGGTGTGTGTTAAACTTTGGAATGAAAAAAGCGGAGAGAAGCTGGCGAAGGTAAGTGAAATAAAATTAGCTGGCAGTACAAAGCGTTTATTAAAACTTATTCAACTAAGAAAAGAAAACCCACTCAACGAAGAGGAGTTTTCTCTTGCTGTGGATTTCATTTCAAAAGAGAAGTTTTATACCGGAGATTCTAAAAGCGGCTGGAAGGCAAATTTTGATTGGTTATTAGAACCAGAGAACTCAACAAAAATTTTAGACGAAGCGACAAACAAGAGTTCACAGAAATTCAAGCCACCAAGTGAACAGGAAATTTACTATGAGTGACGGAACAACAAAAACAGACAAAGAAATCTTAATCGAAACGATAGAACAATTATTAATACCCTCTACAGCGACAAAAACGCCGTTCTTTCCGCAATTCGGAGAGTACCTGGGGGGTATGAGGCTAAACGAACTCTCGCTGTTTTGTGCGCCAACTGGATGTGGGAAAACACAATGGCTTGCGTCATTAGTTGCTCACTTAGTTAAGCATGATGTCAAAGTGTTTGTTGCTTCTATTGAAACAGGGCCGCATGATTTTTTAAAAAGAGTCATTTCTCAATGGGAAGGAATTGACCTAAACGAGCACGAAAATTACTCACTAGAATTCGTTCAAAAACTATACGAAAAATACTCGCCAATTTTAGATGAAAAAATTATCTTTGCTACATATGAAAACAGAGTTTCAGTAGACGATATTATAACGCGCATAGCATTCGCTCAGCAAAGGTATGGCGTTAAAATAGCAGTGTTAGATAATCTTAACTTTTTTTTAGATGTAAAAAATGCACGCGATCAACTTGTTGAGATGGACCAAGCAGTCCATGCTTTTGTAATAGCCGCCAAACATATACCAGTTCACACCCTTCTTGTTGTTCATCCAAAGAAAACAGACGGAGGCAGAGTTGAGAGTGAGTTTGATATAAAGGGCTCATCAACAGCGGTTCAGGAAGCATCAAACGTCATCTTGATGAACAGACCTAAAAAAGAAGACATTGATTCCGGTAAATACGATTGGCTCAATAGAGAAATAGTTTTTAAAAAAATTAGAAAGCGCGGAATAAATATAAATAAACCTATTATATTTAGATATACAAACGGTCGATACGGGGAAGTAAAAAAATGAAGTTTAGTGAGTTTATGGAAAATATGGCACGCGAATATGCTATTGGTGCGGTTGGGTTTTATGGCAATTTACCAGACGATCCATGGCAGAAAGCTTTAGATAATTATGAGTTAAACACAAAAATGACCGACGAAGACACCAATTTATTATATAATAAATTATTACATTTAAATAATATATATAAACAATTAAATACTCAACCGAAACGAGTCGATTTATCAGATGCGTTTTATATGATGAATAGAAACGAAAGAGAAAAAAAACAATCAGTAATAGAGAAATCATGTGCAAGGTGTGGTGATAGAAAAACTAAATTAACAATAAAAAGAGATTCTAATTATGGTTCTTTTTTAATTTGTGAAGAATGCGACCAAAATGCTTACACCACTATCTGAAATAATAGCCGAAATAATGAAGAAACTTAAAAATAATTAACACTTATGAATGAAAAAACAAAAAGAGCACTAAGCAGGTTACATAAGAAATTAGCATTGAAACAACACGAGTGTAGCTTTGTTGAATTTCTTAAAAAGAATCCAAGCATTTTAAAGTATAGTTCTAAAGCTAAAGCTAAACGATATTTCATGAGTCTAGCTACTTACTCAAATGACTTAATAATATTGCTTAAAGCTAGATATCATGATGCACTTGATGAAGAGCTTCATCTTTTGTGAAAGCTTTTTATTAAAACGTGTATAAAAAATAAGCTAAAAGAATTGAAGAACCAATCTTTCTTAAAAACAATTAACACTTGTTTTGTTTCTTTTTCATCTCACTGATGATTAAAAGAAATCGCGTCCGCAAACGCTGTTTATTTTAATTAGACTTTAATTCATGTTAACCCTCAATGTTGTATGAATTAAAAAAGGGTTGGTTTTGCGGAGCCAGCCCTTTTTTATTTTGGAGTGTTATGACTGCTTTTATAGCGATAGCGTGGATTATTTTAACAGGATTTATTATTCATAGAGTTTTGTTATTTATTGAAAGGAAAAGAAAATGAAAAATATTATTGGATTATTAGTTTTAGCGTTATCAATGTCTGCTTGTGGTATTGAACAAATCGATGAGGGGCATCGTGGTTTGAAAAAAGTGTGGGGTAAGGTAGAAGGTGAGCCTATGACTCCCGGTATTTATTTCTATAATCCAATCTCTTCAAACATTAGTGAGTTATCAGTGAGAGAAGAAATAGTAGAAGGTGAGACAACGGCATTCACAAAAGACACGCAGAGCGTTTCAATTAAGTATGCTGTAACTTATTACCCAGACCCAATTAAAATTGATTCTTTGTACATTCAGTTTGGAAATAATTACGCCGACAAGTTAATTAACCCATCCGTACTTGGAAGTTTAAAAGACTCTATCGGGCAATACGCTGCTGATGATTTAGTCTCTAAAAGAGAAGCTGCTAAACAAGCTACAGAACGAGCACTGAAAGATGCTCTTAAATCAAGATTTATTAATGTGACTAGACTTGATTTTGTGAACTTAGATTTTGCTGATGAATATGAAAAAGCAGTTGAGGCAAAAGTTGTTGCTGTTCAACAAGCACAAGAATCAAAAAATATTACAGTAAGAGTAAGAGAAGAAGCTGAACAAAGTGTTTTAACTGCAAAAGCAGATGCGGAATCTATGCGAATTAAATCACAAGCACTTTCTACTAATAAGTCTTTGATAAGTTATGAAATTGCTCAGAAATGGGATGGCGCTTTACCTAAAATAATTCTCGGTAATGGCTCAATGCCAATGATCGATTTAAAAGATGCTACAAAATGAACAAGCAACAATTAATCGAAAAAATAGAAGCTATGATCGACGAGGAAACAAAAGCGGCTATTGGAGAAATGTCTTTTCGTGATTTTAATAAAATACCCATAAGAGAGTATTAAGATGGCAACACTATTTGAATTGAAAGAAGAAATTTTAAAATGGCGAAAAATAAAGAGAAAAGACTGGGCGAAATATGCTCTATTAGATGTAGAACTTTTAAGTTATAAAGACGGATACTGTTTATGCTTTGAGCATGTTTTCGCAAACGACTGGGAACTTGAGCCACTTCCTAAGGTGAAAAAGAAGAAAACTATGTATCAGTTTGTTTATCATATTGATGAAGGCAAAAACGTCTACATAACGTCACAACTTTACGAAAGCGAACGTGCTTTTATTTTTGCGAATTCTTGTCGTGAAATATTAAAAACAATCCCACACGAAATTGAGGTTGAGGAATGATGTTTGATAAAGTTTTTACAGTATTAAATTTGATAATGTTTTGTTTAGTTGCGAATAAACATAATGTAAGCTTCGGCACTGGTTTTATTTTGTTACTAAGTGCATTTAGTGCGGGATTTTGTTTGCAAAGGTTATTGAAATGAAAGAAAATTACTGTGTTGATTGTAGTTTTAATAGAGTGAATAAATATGAAAACAGAACAAGTTTTCTTTGTTATTATAACGTAGAAACTTTTTCATGTCATATTTCAAAAGAGTTATTTTATAGAAACGTAAAAGACTGCTTTAACGTAAGACAAGATAGAAAATCTTGCAATATTTACAAGCGCAAATGGTGGAAGTTTTGGATTTCTGGATGAAAGAATGCTCTCGCTGTGGCGACACTAATTTTAAGCTTCAAGAGGTAAGCGTCTCGGTTGCTGATAATCGTTTTAAATCTATTCACGCAGGCCCCAAAGTGAAAAAGATTAAAGCTGATTTAATGGCTTGCAGTACTTGTAAACCAAGGAAAACATGAAACATTTAAAAAAATTATCAGTATGGCTTGATTCTTATAGAGACTTCGAAGAAGAGTTTGAAAAAATAGATTATAACTCTATTTATTTAACAACCGGAACCCTCCTCGAAGAACATCAAAAAATGCTGTGTATGGTAGCTTTTATATATTTAAAAACTGAAGAAAAAGTAAATGGAAAAAGAGCAAACGATGATGAAAAACAATTTCTTGCCCTTACAAAGAACTTTTTAGATGAGAATTGCTACGAATGAAACTAATAATAGAAAAAGTAGGCAATGGTTACATTATCACAGACAAGTCAGATGAAAACAGAAAAACTGTTATTCAAGAGTCTAATTACGACAATGAAATTTACGCAGACGCCGAGTTACTGAGGATAATTAATATTTTATTAGGTGAGAGCACTACTAAATATTCTCAGCATCGAATGTATATTAACGTGCTTCCTGGTGAAGACTATGAAGGCAAAGTTGACGATACAATGAAGTCGGACATGGATTTTATGGTGCATATTTGTCAAAGAAAGATTGAGAATGAATAAATAACCTGTCACTCTCTTGGTTATGCCAAGAAGCAAAACTCAATACAAAGCAAACTGCATGAAATGTAAAAAAGAAATAGGATACAATGCCACTGGGTATTGTGTTGATTGCAGAAAAACAAAATGCCCTGGCTGTGACAGAATGTTCATGCAAACTGTTCTACAAACTAAGTTTTGTACTCAATGTAATAACAGAAAAAAGAAATTCATCAATTAAAGGTTATTTCGTAACTTATTTAAATGGACCTTCACTTTATCGACATAGGCCTGATTACTAAACTTACCATTTATCTTTCTAACACTTCCCGCGTTATAAGCTGAGATAACATGGTCCTCATTCTCATAACGATTACATAATGACTTAAGTTTCATTAATCCGTATTTAATACCAAGCTTGGGATTGGCTATTACCTCAGCGAGATTACCTTTATAGCTTAGTTCTCTAATTACTAGCCCCATCACTTGCATAGGCCCTATACTCATCGACTGTAAGGCCTTTTCTGTGTCGTAGGATAGTATATTTTGCTTAGCAAAGACATCAATCGACAAAGAATACCTAAAATCAGGCTCAAACTTAATAGCGTATGCGTTGTAGCTTGATTCTATTCGAGCAATACTCAAAGCCAAAGTCTCATCAACCCCAAACTCCAAGCATTGCTCAATTATGTTTTGTTTAACTTCGTCTCGTGTCATTTCTTAATCTTGATCGATGCAAAATAATCTAATATATATACAAAAGTTGTATAAAATGGAGACGCAATAAAATCAGCGAATAACTTATCGTCTGTCTTATTATCACTCCACTTTGTATAAGCATCGATAATACCCATCAAAGGTTTAAAAATTACTCGAAGTAAGGACATTACCATGAGTACAGTCCCAAACACTGGGTGAGAATTCATTAAACTAACCGCAAAACTTAATATCCAATCTAACATTACATTTTCCTTTCAATCGCTTTTATTCGATTATCATGATTTTCTATTTTTTCGCACACAACTGCAACCTTAACATTCAATTGCTCTACCGAATCAGTCATGCGACCAATATCCTTACTTATGCGATTAAAGAAAAACACACACAAAGTCCCAAGACACGATAACAATACTTCAAATACTATTTTAGCGCTTATTAGTTCCATTAACCTTCTCCTCTGGCTTGTCTTTCACTTCGATGCCTCGATTCTCTGCCATTTTCTTTAGCTTTTTTCGAAGCATATCAGCCAAGGAACTATTGCCCGTATATATCTTTAGTAATCCTTCACTGTTGGAAATATTGGCAAGTTTATTCATAAACTACTCTTCACGCATCTCTAATCTTTGTTGAATCTTCCACTCCGGTACTCCCTTACCTCTGAGAATATCCGCTTCTTCTTCTCTCTCTTTTAATCTTTGAATAACTCGATCATCAATATCTCTGAAACGCTTAGGTTTCATTTTCATGTCTTCAGGATAGTCTGACATTTTAGCTTTTTGTCTCGCTGAAATTGCATCTAATTCACCGTCTGTTACATCCGGCTTAATTTTTGTTTTTTTCATCGACGCTTCTTTAGTTAATTCAGGTGTCTTTTCTTTATATTTACTCGACACCTTCTCAAAAACAGTCTCCTCATCTTTTGGTGCTGCCTTTGCCGCCGCTAGTCTTCTCTCTTTAATTAGTTCTGATAGTTCCATTTTATTCTCTCTCCTTTTGTTGATTATACCTGTTTATTAATCCCGCCGCTCTAACGCTATTTTCAAACCTACTTGGTGCCTGTGGTCCTATATAACCACCCTTTCCAATTATGGGAGTAGCAGCGCCACTCTCTTTTGCTGCCCGTTTTTTTAACATCTCATAACCCGAGCGAGTTCTTCCGGCTGTAAGTAGGCCGGCAAGTCCTTTGTTAATCATTTCAGAAATCTGAGTTCCAGAAGTGTTAAGTTTATCAGCCCCCTGTCTTACTCCTAGCTCTAAAGTATTTATTAATTTTTCTAATTTTTTCTCTGGTATAAAGTTCAAAAGAAAATCTTTTTTAGATTCTATATTTTTTAACGTCGAAGCATAAAGTAATTCGCCCGTGGCATTTTTCTTAATAAGTGAATTAATATAGGTAGATGATAACTCATTAAATGTTTCGTCAGGGAGTATGTTTTTTAATGCCTTTATATTTTGAGACTTACCAGGCCCAACAAGTTTATTGAAAACAGCTTCGCCATCTACTTTTGCATTTTCTAAAACATCCATAAACAAGTTTCTATCTCTGAAAAAACTTGTCATCATAATATTGTTTTTTACAACACTATCAGCTAGTTCAGGCGATATTTTACTTCTTATGGTGCCTATAATTGCATCTTGTAGTCCAAAGTATAGTTTCATTACTTCTTCTTTAGGTGCTGAGACTTGACCTAGTCTTGTAGCCTTTGGAATATCATCAAAAGCTACCTTGCCAATTTGTTTTAACGCTTTTACTGCGTCGTCATAGTTTTGTGCTTTTTCGGCTATTTTTACCACCTTGTCTAATTCTGAAATTTCACCCGCAGCAAGCGTACTTCTTCCACTTACTAGCTCATCATTAATAAGCTTTTTAGAAGCACTTAAGCTTTGCTGCAAAGGAGTTGTGGCTTTTGTGTCTAATTCTAAATAAGGTCTTTTTGGTAACTCCTTTTTAATTGGTTTATTTGTTATCCAGGCTTTCATTTCTTCAAAAACAGTAGGTTTTTTAGGCTCTGTTATTTTTAAACTACTTAACGGCGCTTTTTTACTAGCTTGTGCCATCGTAGCGCCTTCTACATCTTTTAATAATTTATCTTGAGCATCTTTTACCGTGTATCTAATGATCTCACCAACCTCAGATTTTTTTGTTGGTGGCGCAATATCATCAATTTCTTCATAAATGGCTTTTGTAATTTTACTATTTGTTTGTTGGTGTGTTTTTACTATATCTTTACCAGCCGGTGATTGCATTGTTGCCCGTTCAGTTTGAGATAATAAACTTTCAGGACCGTACTTAGTAGCCGCCGACAATTCTTCCTCGGGTATTCCAATACTTTTGGCTGTATTAATCATTCTATCTGCATATTCAGTTTTTATTGGGTTAAATCCCTCACCAATAGCGGCATTAAAGATTCTACCCGTAGCCTCTACAGGTCTTGAAATAACACCTTCACCTAAAGCAAGGTCGCCTACTTTTGAGGCCCCTTTAATTAATCCCTTAGTTATACCACCAACCGTTTTAATTGCGCCTGTTATTGGCTTACCAAAGAATAATGGATCAGCCGCAAGCTCCACCCCTAGGCCCGCAATATTTTGTTTAGTGGGTAACGGAATGTTATACTCTTTTAAAAGTCCGGCTGTAGTTCCTTCTGGATTAACTAAAGGAGTTTGGTCTTTAACCCCCAATTGAGAAGCTATCTGCGCGCCTGTAGGTGCTTGTTTTGGGTCGCCTCCTATTTGCTTTAACCCAGAAATTAAACCAGTAATTGGCTTGCCTTCAATCGTATCGCTAATCGTTTGTCTAAATGGCGCATCTAAATACTTTTCTTTTTTTTCAGCCACATACTTTAAACCCTCTAAACCCCAACCACCAACCGTCTTGAGTCCTGTATAAGTATCTTTAACTGATTGCATTAATATATTATCATCATCGGCCATCGCTTCAAACTCTGAATAATCCGGCTCATCAGCTATGGCCTCAAACTCTGAATAGTCCGGCTCAACTTTTTTAGGGGTTACTTTTTTTGTAGCCATTATTTAACTCCTAATTGATTTAAGTATTTTCTAGCCCCTAGTTTAGCTTTTTCAGTCGCCTTAGGGTCACTTAAAACAGACTTAGCTCTAATGACTTTATCAGTACTCATTACGGGGGGTTCATTTTCTTTTTTATCTGGTGGCACTGGAATGTTATCTTTTTCAATAAGTCCACTAACTCCCACTCCGCTTCTCACTCCTTTTAATATTCGTTCATTAGAACTTATTGTATTAGCAATACGCTTATTTAGATTTTTTATAGATTTTAAAAACTCTTGCGTATCTGCTCCAAATTTTAATTTGTGTTTATTTGGTAAAATATCTAATTGCCCTAACGCCCTCTCAGCTTCGCCACCAGTTACGGCATCCCAACTACCAGCAGATGAATTAATTGATTTAGCAATAGTGTCACCAGCTGCAATTTTTTGCTTCTCGCTAATATTCGGGTCTTCAAATGTTTTTATAACTGGCATTATTTGGCTATGAATAGTGGCTTGAACCGCTACTTTTTTAGCGATTTCCCTTTCCATGGTGTCTTCAATGATTGTTTTTTCTTTAGGTTTATTTTCTTTTTTCGGTCTCCATCCCTCAATTTTTTCTTTTTTGCCTGTCCTAGGATTAAACTCCACGCCCAATTCTTCACGATAATATTTTCTAACGTCTTGTTCTTCTTTATTCCAAGGTTTTTTAGACTCATCCGGCGCAAGCCATTTGCCATCGGGTAATAACGTAAATCCCTTCTCTAAAAGTTCAGCAGATTTTAAGTCGGCCTCCACTTTATTTTTGGCCTCTACAGATGCGGCCTCGGGTACATTAACTAACCCTAAAGATTTTTTAGCTTGTGCTGCCTGATAATCTAATTCTAGCTGTCTTTTTCTTTTTAAATAATCTGATTCAACCAAGTTGCCTAATGGGTCTTTTTCAAAACCAGCTTGAGCAGATTTTAAATCATTACCGCCAGTTTTTCTATATTCCGCAAGTGCTTCAGTAGCTCCAATTTGTGCTTGTTTATAATCTCTGTCTAATTTTCTTTTATCTAACTCTTCTGGACTATATTCCCAACCGCCATTTGCGGACTTAATTAGTCCTTTTTCCATTAAACCAGCTTCAATTTGTAAGCGTTTTAATTCCTCATCTCTCGCTAGTTGCTGCTTTTTTAATTCAATTTCGCTTTGGTCTTGATACCCTTTAACTGCACCACCGAATAATGCTGCTATATTTCCCGCTGTTTCTAGTCCCATGTTAATAGTCTCCTCTTCGTGGTGCACTTGTTGGGTCGTATCCCGTTGCTAAATTTCCTGCTTGTGAACCTACGCCCGCGCCTACGCCAGCACCCACAGGCCCGCCCATTAATCCACCCGCTACCGCTCCGCCAATCATACCCACTGAACCTAAGATACCTTTTAAAATAGCATTCTTAGCTTCTTCTGCTTTTCTGCGTTTATTCTCAATGTCAGTATCAATCATAATTCTTTGATTTAATTGTGTTAGTCTTTCATACTTAGCATCAAGGATTTCTTGAAAATCTAAACCTAATTCATCAATTTTTAATTGATCTCTTTTTGAGGCTAAATCATTTATTGCAGCATTCTTTTTCATTAAAGATTCATAATCAGAAGAAGCCTCATCAAAAGCAGTAGCGACATTCTTTGCCCGCTTACCATAAGATGCATATTGCTGCTTCTGCATGATGTCGTTTAAATCAGCATTAAACTTTTGTGCCGATCTCGCTCGAATCGCATTTACCGCAGCATTATTAGGATTTACAGGGCCAGAACCAATAGAAGCTGTATTCGCTACATTACCCATCCCTTGCGATACAATGTCTTCCCGAGATCGTAATAAATCCGCCTGCCTTTGTTTAAGGAGTGCCTTATCCTGCTCGCTCATATTAGGAATTGATAAATCAGCTAAATTTGAAACACTCATGTCGTAGTCTTTCCTTTATCTCTATTATTGTAAGCACTAATACCCGCACCCAATATCTGCCCACCCGCTTGAAATGCCGCTGGATAATAGCCCGTATCTGGCTCACCTTCCATAAAGTTTTTGTAACCTTGATTTAGCTTAAAAGCATTTTCAGTAAGGCCTCTAGTATTTTGATTACCTGCAAGCTTTGCTCGTCTCGCTTGTAATCCTTGTTGATATGAATTTAATGCGTTCGCTTGTCTTTGCCCCATGTTTGCAAATATTTGGCCTTCATTCTGCCTAACTCCTTGTGAAGCTAGTTGCTTATAAGCATCTGATTGAGCTTGTATGTCTTCATTAATCGCTTGTTGTTTTGCCATTAAGTCAGCACTTGCAGCACCCCTTGTTTGTCCTAATGCTCTTTCTTTCATCCCTGAATAAAGAAGCCCTCTTCTGTTTGCCGCTTGTTCTACATCTTTAAGTTGTTCACCTAATTGTAACCGAGTGTCTTCACCAGCAAGAGCTGCCATTCTTTGGCCTAAGCCAGCCTTGTTACGCTCAAACTCCTCTGATTGCCCTATTAACTCACGCTTTATATTTGCAGCGTGTTCTTGCGCTAGTCGTTCATCTAATTCTTGTTTAGCTAGCCTTCTATTTTCTGCATCTACTCGTGCTCTCTCAGCATCTTCAATCGCTTTTTGTTGTGCGGCTAGTGCTTCTTTTGCTGCTTTTGTTAAATCATCTAATTCATTTGAAACTTGAGTAATATTAGCATTATTCTTCCATGCTGTTAAAAATGATTCTCTTGCAAAAGAGGGTAACTTTTTAAATTCTTTACTATTAGTTAAATGCTCAATGCTATCGTAATAGCCATGAAGTCCAGATAGAATGTTTTCACTTCCTGGCGCTCCAGTTGTCATCGTACCTTTAAATGCATTACCAGCCATCTGTCATTCTCCTAAAAAATTAATATACTCACTTCTGCAATAGCAGACGATTTTAAATAAATTGCCCCATCTGTAAAAGCTGTAGTCCCTGAATAAATACTCGCAGCCGCATTCGTTTTTGTAAGTATATACCCTTGAGGGATTCTACCCAACGTATGAGGAACATAAACTTCAGTGTTTGCCGCAGTAAAAGAAACATCAACAAAGCGAGAATTAAAATTATCTTCAAAACTTAGATTACCATTCACCACACGTAAAATGTCATTCATCATTATTGTTGTGAATCGTGCGAGTTGATCTAAATCCTTTAAGTTAAAAAGATTAAATGCCTTAAGCTTCATTACACATTCCTTTGATATCTTGATTCGAAAGTATATCCATTAACCTTTAGTGAATGAGTCGCCGAAAAGAATTTAGCCTGTACTGATAAGCTCTTCGCTGGAATTCCAAAATCAATCCTAGATTGAAATGGGTTTTGATATATTTGAGCAGTATGCCCTACAGTAGTTCCAAAGTTAGGTAAAAAGTTTAATTGAATTGGTACTGATGAACCCGTTATAGGATCGACATCTAAGTAAAACCTTCTAAATTGTCTTTCTGTAGTATGTCCTGTCGGCGCATAGTACGGAGTTTGAAATAAACATGTCATTCCACTTGCTCCATAATCAACCATATAGCTTTCAGAGAAATGAAATATCCCTCCACTATACCCGCCATAAAACATTTGTGGCTTTGATAATGAACTTTGTGCAATTGTTGTTACCGCTGGTTTAAACCCTTCAAATTTAGTCCATTGCTTTGTGATAATATCAAATACCACTGTCATGTTATTTTCTTCTGATTCATCAACAGGAAAAGAAAACCACACTTGATTAATTGCTTTATGATAAGTTGCACACGCTTCTCTTTGTGCATATTTATAATTCATTCTAGCAAAAATAGAATCCATTTTTGTAGATGCAATAATGACATTTGCGCCATTGTATTGAATGATGCCCTTGCGATCTAACATCCATAAAACATCTTCAAATATAACCATTGCTCGATTATTTACGCATCCGTATTGATCGGTTACCTGATTGAGAACAAAGTTATCTGGGTCTTGTCCGTTTAATTGATGAATTGATCTGTTTTTGGTAATTACTAGAGCATTATTGTAAGACTTAGCTCCTGTTATTTCATCGCCGTCATTTGTTCGCACTTCTGTTAAATTAGAATAATCAATCGCTTCAGGTTCACCTAGCTCGGAATATACAAAACTACTTTTAGCCTCTGAGGCTGAAAATGTTTTTACACTCGCAGATGGGTCGGTTGTTGTTCCTCCACTAACTAAAAACCTGGGAGTAAACTTATTATCTGTAGAAACAAGATTAAAAAGAAATAATCTATTGTTATAAATTTCAATCCATTTGGGAGAATAAACTAAATTAGAATCTATATAAGCGGGCCTATTATCTGACACCGACACGGTAACTTGACCATAATCGTTTGCAGGTATTTCGGATAAATTAGATAAATTCCTAATAATAAAAGTAGCAGTTCCTAGTGGAATGCTTGTTAAATAAAACGGAGTTGATTGATTAACTAAAGAGCAAAATATTGCAATATAAGAAATTCCAAACATTGGATATTTTTCAAGAGCTAATGGTGTATCTACTTGAATGGCCGTACTTCCATAAACAAAATCAGGAGGGGATGCTATCCCACCTAATACAAGCGAATACTCATTCGCAATGTTATCTATATAATTATCAATATATTTACCCGTTAAAATCGTTGTGCTTGTCGCTAGTATTTTATTTACAGTGGAAGGGCCTATATACCCACGATTATTAATATACGAATATGCAACCTTATATAAACCAGTTGATAATGAAGCCCCTGTAAATGTTGTTCCTGCATTGGCAACAAAACCAAAAGCCCCAGCCAAGGAAGAGCCTGAGTAATTTAATCCAAAAGATGGCGGTCTTGGTAAACCAAACAAAAACAAAGTGCTTCCATCTGATTTTCTTAAATTAAATGTATTTGTTTCATTTGTTGTTTCGTTATTGCTTAGTGCAAAAAAGGACCAATCAACAAAAGACGTTATATCTGCCTTACCACTAATATTTCCAGCAGTGGTAATACCACTTGTATTGGTAATAAATGAATTACCGAATACAGGCATTGTTGTATACCCACCAAGCAAAGTGCTTCCCGCTAATGATGTTTTATATACTCCATTAGCATCATTAAATAATAAGTAACTTGAGCCATCTAACTTCTCATATTCAAATAAGCCTAGAATCTTTGTACTACTACCTTGAAAGAAAAGCGTTGAACCTTGGCGCTTATCTATCGCACCCGGCGCAGTAAATTGCATGTTAGTTAATTCTCTAAATTCCATTGGAGAATTATTGTATGGAGATGCCTTGTTATTCATCCCCCCTAGTAACTGATAGCTCTCTGATTTTAGTTTTTCATATGCCATAAATTACCAATAATATGATCCGTAAGCTGAATTTTCTGTAACAACAATCGATCTAGGCGCATCAAGGTTACGCTCTTGAGATGCTTGTTTCATCATGTTCTCGTAGTATGCTCTCTTTGTAAGCATTGGCCCCATATCCCTGCCATCTCTTAAAAACCCGTCAAGCGTCGCTAGAACTGCTAAATATTCATGATACTCAGGTGGTACGTCTGGAATATCTATTCCGTTCACCATATCCTCAACCATATAAGAATAAGTCAGTAACATTGTTTGAGTAGAATTAGGCACTGGAAACAAAATTAGTCTATTTCTAACTATTGTGTAATATTGTGGCACTCCGGACTGGTTTGAGACTAGATCCCTTTGATTGAGTGTTATGTACTGCAAGGGCGATTGAGTCGCGGTAGCGCCACTTCCTGATTGTATAATCGCAAGTCTGTGCAAGTCAAAAAAGTCATCCGGTAATATATATTCATTTTGATCAGCAACTAAACTTGTTGCCATTGTTTTTGCGTAGTAATTTTGTCCTGCTTGCAAAAGTAATTTTTGACACTCTCTTTGAGCATTGTTTAACCATACTGTAACTTGTGCCTCGGAAAAATATCCGAATTGTAAGTCGTCTAGCCAAACTGAAACTAATGTTTTTAATTGCGTGAGTGTCATACCTCAAAACCTTTCGATCTTAAGGCAGTTCTTGCGATTGTTGCCTTTTGCTTTTTTGTATTATTCTAATAGGCAAATACTACTTTGCCAATGGCTTTACACATATCCCCAAGTAGTTGTTACGCTTGGCTCTGCATTGTACCAAGTTGTTTCTATTGTATCAACAAAACCAAACGTGACAAGATTAACTCCTGATATCGCTTCATTGATATTCATTAAACCAAAAGTAAGTAAGCCATAACCTGATAAATCAACATCAAACTTACTGATCATGCATTCCCCTTTAGTTTATTAACCTCATCCAACCACTCTTTAGCAACATTTTGCCATGAATATTGACTAGGGTCTACTTTCACGTTTGCCGCTCTATTTTCTTTAAGTACTAAAAGAACCTCATCAATATATTTTTGAAATTCTTCCTCAGTTACACAATCACTATCAACCAAAGATGCAAAACCCTTATCAACAAAAGGCTGCAGAGTATCTGCTATCCCACCAATAAGTCTAAATATTGGGTAAATACCTGAACAAACTTGCTCAAGTACTGAGATGCCAAAAGTTTCTAAAAAGTTAGACGGTTGAACAACGTATGAAATGCTCTCAAAATGTTTCATCATTTGTTTTTGTTCAGTCTTCCCGTAATAAGTTACCCACTCTTTTCTCTCTGCCATCATTTCTTTAAGCTTATCATGCAAAGCTTGATGCCCATACTTGGGTAGATGTTCAATTCCATAGAACACCTTAAGAGTAATTTGTGGGTATACCTCTCTCACCTTATCTAAAACTAACATCGCTCGATCCAATCCCCTATCTGGCGAGCTTGAAAACCCAAACGAATATGGGTCTTTTGTTGTTGTTTTAGCTTCAAAACGAGAGGGTACAATTCCATTTCTAGTTAAAAACATCTTATCAAAAGGAACACCTTGTGTAGCATTCATAAAATCACGATGCCATGGCGTTAGTACTGCAACCTTGTCGAAGTTAGATAAATTCTCAATGCCTATAGTTTGTAAATCATGGGAATGAACAATAGTTAATGCATCGGTAATCTTTTGGTTATGTCTCCAAGCGATATGAAGCCAAGGCTTATTCTCTTTCACATATCGATTAATCAGCTCAATAGGTCGATAGATTACGCCATTAATGTGCCGCTCAGTAGGTACGCTATTAAAGATTATTACTTTACGGCTAGTCAACTTAGCCATCCATTCCGCAAGCTCAATCTCTGCCGTCTCTGAACCTCCTATACCTTGGTTACGGTAGATATTCCCATCCCACTCATAGGCATTATGGAAACATGAAATGATAATATCGTCGCAATATTTTGCATCTTTCCAATCAAAGGTTGTTAACTCACGAATTCTCTCAAGTTCCTTAAATATGTTATTAAACTCCTCATTATCAGCGAGAAGATGTTTATACGTCATCGCAAAACGATAAGCCTCTTCGTGTTGATTCGTATGAAAGTAAAGCTTCACTAAATTAATAATCGGATATGTTCCGTAAGCATCAATGTTTGAAAATACAAACTGACTACCGACATTAGCATTCTTTTTACAGTGCATTGCCGCGTGCATGAATGGAATTGCATTAATATAGTCTTTCATTCCTATTTTAGCATCACCCATGGCAATATGAAACTCAGCTCTATTAGCATCAAGATTAATACCCACTTGAGCTAGTTGAAACGCTCTATTAAAATCACCTTCTTTTAAATATGCATAACATAAATATTGAATGCAAAGCACTCTATCATGAATCGCTAAATCTAATTGCTCAAACGCCTGGGCAAGCTTGGGAATGCATTCTTTAATCTTTCCATTCTCATATAATTCCTTGCCCCAATAAAACATCATTCTTGAATCAAGTTTATCTTGGTTAACATCAAATAGATTTAGATTCCTACTTCTATCAGCTTCAAAGTCTTTTGGGGATCTACGATGAACAATGTTCCACGTGGAAATAAATTGTGGACTAATCTCATGCCCATCAATCGGCATTAATCCTTCATGTACAAAGTACTTCCATTTAAATTTACTCTTATCATTTTTGATTACTCGTTCTCTTGGAAAGGTACATAACGGCATATCCTTCTCAAAGTCGTATGCGTAATGATAGTTTGCTATCCAATAATCACCCAAACTCATCACATTATCGCGCCACTTGATAAACTCATCTTTATGACTTAGTGAATCATCAAGGTCGCACCAAAACATATAGTCACAAGTAGCTTGATCGAATGCGAATTGACGAGCTTTTGAGAAATCATTTACCCAATCAAAATGATATACCTTAGCACCTAAAGCTTTTGCAAAATCAGGTGTCCCGTCATTCGATCCAGTATCAACAAAGATAATCTCGTCAAAACACCCTTCAATAGAATCAAACAAGGGCTTAATGTTATGGATCTCATTCTTAGCAATTAAACAAAGTGAAATAGTAGGTCTTTTTCTCATGTGAGACCTAATTTCTTAATTTATCTAAACAAAGTAAAGATTATTTTAAAGCTTTGTAGTGCTTGTCTGACCGTCAGTAAGTGTTTTGCTTCTAAGTAAAGTACTAGAACCACGAGAATAGATATCCCAAGTGCCGTTGGACTTATCGTATGTCGCATTACCCTCTAGTATCTCCTGCAATCTCTTAACACTTCCGAATATTGTCTCCGGATCTGCTCCAGTACTTCCAAAGCTTGACGCTGTAGTTCCTAGCATTCCATTTAATGCCATTACTGTATTACCAATCGCAACCAATGTATTACCATTTGCTATTGTAGTACTACCTACCCCACCAACACTTTGGGAAATAAATACTACAGTCGCACCCATTGCTATTTGTGTCGTCGACAAAGCTACTAAACTTGTTCCTAATGCTGTAATTGATTCGTCGTTTGTATCGTTTGGATCTAATGAGCCTACAATATACCTTAATGCACTAGCAAGTGTTGCTCCTCCGTCACATTGAAACACTATTGAAGTTGTCGGGTTATATTGAAATCTATAAAGCCCACTCGCTGCCGGAATCTCTGTTATCCCTGGGGCTGCCAAAGCTGTAATACCTAAACTATTAAAAATTGTAAGTGTCGGAAATAATCCCGTGTAATCTGCTGCAGAAGTAGGACCAAATTTTAACCAATATGTTTTCATCTTACGCTACCTTCGCCATGTAAAACCAAACTTTAATACCCATTCCGTTTGTATTGCCGTTTGTGTGCGTTCTTATTACATCGTTAACAACAAAATATCTAAAAGTTCCAGTTGAAGAACAAATATTCCCGTTCGGGTTATCGGTAACACACATTCTAGTTGTATTTGTAATTGAATTAATACTTGTCGTTAATTGATTCGAATTAAGTGAAATGCCGTACGCCGCATCGGTGGTCGAATTGAAGTCTCCAACATAAATAATATACCAACCAGATTGAAGAATTGTAACGCTCATTCCATCATTCGCATTATCCGCATAGGTAGCATAAGCACTTAGGGTATCACTACCTACAACGCTAGAATAACGTCTAATGTTTGTATTAACTACGCCATGACCATTGCCACCCTCTAATTTCAAAGAAAAATTACCTGGAATAAGCGATGATTGATTGAAAAATAACATTTAAAATCCTTTTTAAAATGAGGGGAGAACCACTCTCCCCCCACCCGTTCACATTTGAATATAACCAAGGAAAAAACGTCTTAATGACCGCCGCCTTAATTATGCTACAACGCCGTTATAGCTGACAATATCTTGAGTCTTTTTAATAATAAAATTCAAAGAAAGGTCAGTTGCGTTACCGTTGGCTACTGAAGTTACAAATTGTAACACGTCGCCAGCTTGTAAGCTAAGTAGTGTAGAACCTGGTACTGCAAGTCCAGAATATCCCAAAGGTCCTGATGTTCCTGCGTTAACAAGAATTAAATTGGAAATACCAAGTCCGATTGCGGTTGCTCCACCTGCGAAACGAGATACTTGAAACGCAACTTGCATTGCATTGGATACACCAAGGGCATACCCTTTAATGCCTTCCAAAGTACATGGGTATGGGATAACATGACATACCTTAGTTGTACCTGTTGCAATTGCTCCTTGAGATACAAAGTATAACACTTCTTTTTGTTCGCTAGCATGAACGTCTCTATTTACTATTGCCATTTTTATATTCCTTTATTTTTGAACAACAATGTCATTCGTAGCTTTCGCAAAGTCTTTCCTCATATCCATTGCAATAGCTTTAAATTCATTTGTTCTTGATTGTTTATTGATTGAATCGATCTCTTCTCTTTGTTTAACCATTTTCTCAAAATAACTGTCATCTCTATGAGAATCCATTGAACGTATCTTTGAACACAAAGGCTCAATTCCCCATTCTACAGGTTTCCCACTCGGTAGCCAGTTATCCGTTAAGTGTAAAACAAGTTGAGGTAACGGTAAACTTACTGTCAAAACCTTACCATCAAACTCGTAACTCTCATACCTGCTCGCTCGTCTATATATCTGAACGCTTCCGTTCGGACTTCTATCCGCATACAAGTCTTTTGAGTACGATTTTACTTCCTGAGTAAGTCTTTTAACGTATGTATCCATTGCCTCAACCTTGTTTAAAAACTATGGAGAAATATAGTTACGTCCTACTGCGCAAGCAGAAGGTTTCTCAGGGAATAAGTTAGCAAACAAACGAAGACGTGCTTCGAATGCATCTGCTGAAGTTTGGGCAATCATATAACTGCCTGTTTCATCTGCCCACTCAAGTTCAGCTAAAACGTACTTCTTGAAAGTTTTAGAATCGATCATGAATGTTCTTGTCGGAGCATCTGGATCAGGTACCCAAGCAACACCAGCAAACTCTAAATAAGATTTATCTTTATCAGAGAAAGTGCCATCACCTTTAACTTTACCGCCAACAGTGTTTACGAATCGTTTATCAGCAACCAAAAGTTTGTTGTAATAACGTTCACTATCAAAGTCAGAGAAAATAGCATCGATTTTAGCTCCGCCTCGTCTTGTAGCTTCGTTGTACATTTGTTGCAAGAAATCCAAAGTCATTTGGTTTCCAGAATTGTTAAGTAAGTTACCTTGATAAACAGGGTAAGTTGCTCGATCAACACCGAAAATAGAAGTAGTCAACCCGTCCTGTGCAGTTAACAACCCTTGAATTTCTTGGTTATAAGCACCAGAACGAACAACAATGTCAGTTGCCGATACTGTAACAGCAGCGGAAAGTGTCAAAGTTGCAGTTGTAGAGCCTGAAAGCGCTGTAATTTCTACGGCAGAAGCAACTACAGTTCCAGAAGTGTTAACAACGTCGATTACCATTCCAATATCAAGGAACTTATTCCCTGCTTCAGTGGATTCACGGCCTGTTACTGTGATAACATTGGATGCAATAGCATTAGCGGAAACAGTAGCCAAAGCTCCGTTACCATTCCAAAACAATTGTCTGTTCACATCTTTTTTAAGATCGATAAGGCCTTGTTCCATTTCGTATGACATAATGTTTACGAAACTTCCCTTGTCGCCTTGTGATGCTTTAATCATCGGACCAGTTACGCCGAAACGTAGATAGTTGAATTTAGCATTGATAACAGCTTGTAAAGTAGTTTGTTTACCGATTACAGGCAATTGACCACCGTCAGAAGTTGCTCCAATACCAGGGTTACGTCGTACTTTTAATGGTCGGTTAACTTGTAAACCGTTATACTTTTCTTTACCATTTTCGATATGCTTATAAAGCGGCATATCATCGTTAAACTGAGAAACAATCGGTCCTGCATAGTAATTCTTTAGAATACCTAAAGCATTACTAATACTTGCAAATGTATTAGCCATAAAAATTCCTTTTTAAATTATTGTTGGTTCATTATTGCTTGAAGAGCTAAATCTTGCGCTTCTTTGATAGTACGGGGTTGTTTCGGTGCATTGCCCGGAATCCCACCACCTGATCGAACATCTGCTCCCTCAGCATTTCTATTCTTTTGCGCAGTAACCTTTGATTTATAAATCGAATCAGCAATTTCAGTCATCCGTTTGTTCATCTGACTATAAACTGCTTCATAATCCTGTGGCTCAAGAGTTCCCTTTTTCGCTGCTAAAGATTCTAGGCGAGTCATCGCCATTTCTTCATCAACGTGGGGATACTTTTTGCTCATTTCAGAGAACCTAGCATCTAGCTCCGCAGCCATCGCTTGGCTTTCTCTTTCTTTGAGTGTCCGTCCTAGACTTAAAACCTCATCAAGTTCAGCTCTCGTTTGTGGATCTAATCCACTCGATTGCATTTCTTGTTTTAGTTCTCGTTTCTCTTGATTAGTTAAACCCAATAAATCTAAAGCTGGGGCATACTTATCTCCGTAAATCTCTTTAAACTGAGGGATTAACTCAGGATTACTTTTGATTTTCATTAAATCAGCTAGCAAATTCTCTCCTGAGTACTTTTTATAAGGCTCGTACTCTTCAGAAAGTTTCTTTCGCTCCGCTGCTAATTCCTGCGTCTTTCTTGTATAATCGGATTGTCGAAGTCCATTTTTCTGCCACTCTTTCATGTCAGATATGGAGTATTCTTTTCCGTCTAGCTTCACCTTTTGGGCTGTGCTTAAGTCTAGTATTGCCTGCATTTCATTGCTTGCTCTACTAGTTGCTTCCGCTATCGTCCTAGCTTCAGGAACAACCTGTTCCGGTGTAGCCTCTACTTCTGTACTCTCTAAATCTTGCGCGTCATTTGTTGTTTCGTCAATGGTCATACTTTTCCTATGTGATTAGGTTTGTTTTTTACGTTTCAAAGCTTCAAAAATAGCTCTTTCCCGTAATCCTTTCGGCTCTTTACCTAGTTGTTCCTTATCCATGCCACCAAGCATTTCAGCGATAAGGTCCATATCTTCCGCCTCATCTTCATGCTCAACCATTTCACCCTTAGGTAGTACTTCAAGGTCTTCTTTTTCTGTAGAAATAACCTTACCCTCAGGGGCTAAATCGGTTTTTGTTTCATCTGTCTCATCTGCTTCTGGAGCTTCCTTGATCTCATCTGTTTCAATTTCAATCTTTGGTTTTCTTGCAGCAAGTAACTTTAGTAACATCTCTTTTTTATCTTCCATAATATCCCTTTCATTATCCCATTGGTAACGTGATCTCAGGCTTAGGCGGTAATGGTGGAGGTGGCGCCAAAGGAGGCTCTGCCATAGCATTACTTAGCTCTAATTCGAATTGTAGATGCTCATCTATTACCGCTTGTATTAATGCTGCTTGTGTCGGACTTAAATCGTCGGTCTTTTCTTTTCGGTAACGATTAAGTTCTCTTATCCAAAATGCATGGTTATCAAGTTTGTGTACCTGAGGTAATTCACCCGCTTCAATCTTCTTAAGTCCAAGCATAAATTGGAATTCGTCAAGAGATTGATCTTTCCACATTTGACCGACTTCGCCAAACTCAAGATAGTTTAATACTTGTTCACGGACTTTAGGGTCGGCTGGATCTCCAAGTAAACCTTGCTGAAATGCGTTTAATATCTCTTGTCGTCTTAATACTTTAGAACCTGGTAACGTTGATCCACGAATCACAATTACATCATGATTCCCTTTAATCATCTCCCCTGTTACTTCTTTGACTAAGTAACTTTGATTCTTGCCAGCAATTTTAAGCTTTCTAGGCATTGTGTAATACTTCTCTACATACTTAAGTATTAAACTACCAACACGGGCATATGATCTCTCATGCTGCTCAACCATAACACCAATACGAGAATCATCTTGCTCAACTAATATCTGCATACCAAGAGCAGGAATAGATGCGCTAGGAATAGTGCCTCTGGATACTTCAGAAATGCCTGAAATATAATTAATCATTGAGTCTAAGCGCTCTTCCTCGTTGTATGCATATTGAGGAATGTTCGGCATCGGTAAAGGAGTAGGTGCCCCACCATTTGGCGCGTTAGGTACTACATCGTAATAAACTACTTCACCGGACTGATCGTTTAAAGATTCTTGAGCAAGGCCTGAACCTCTCGCTGCAATCATCTTTCCTGATAACAGTCTATTCGTCCAAGTGCTGCGCTTACGGATAGTCTCATCGTATTGATCTTGTATCGGTCTAATATGAGTAGTTACTGCTTCAGAGTAATACTTCCCACCAATCATAATATCGTCAAACTTAGCGAAAGGAATCTCACCTACTGGCAAAGGCTTATCTTCAAGCAACACGCCATTAGCACAAATAATCATCCGACCGTTTGGATAATCTTTTGATCGTCTCTCATACTTAACTAGTTCAATTGCACAATTCTTCATTGATTGTGCCATACCGCTATTACTTGGCCCACGTTGATTAATAGATTTAATTCTATCCTCATACTGAAGCGACAATAACCAAGCATCTTCTTGTTTTACTTTTGCACCTTTTTCACCAAAACGTAGCTTGAAGTAATCAAGTTTTCTAACTGTCGCTTGAATAATGTCTGATGCATCTTCTAATGTTTTAGCTAATGGGTCAGGAAATATTTCAAACGCTGATACAACATCAACTTTTACATCCCCCTCATAGTCTAGCTCTTGAGTCTCAGGATTAATCATTTCATTACCGAGTGATGGGTCCCAAGATACTTTCATGTAGGCATGACCGCATTGTTGAACCCACATCATGAGACCTAGACGCTTCTCATCAATAGATTGCTTATCCCACACCCATTTAAGTATTTCTAAACCTAATCTTGCTGCTTCTTTATCTTCGGTATCGTTACTCTCAGGCCTTACGTCATAACGTGGTGGATTTTTACAAAGCTTTGCCTGTCTATTTTGTAGCGTAGGCAATATTTTATTAACTTTAATTGGTAATGATGATGAACGAGAATTTACACGATTAACAGGCTGGAATTGCCGCATTGTAGAGTTATAAGTTAAGCCATTAAACCCTAATATGCTTGCAATGTTAGTCATCCAAATTGCTTCATGAGCAATACGAGAAGCTTGAGATCTACGTTCCTCAACTAAAGAACGAACATGACCACAAATTTTCTCTTCGTCGATCTCTTTCATTGTAGCGTCTGCCGCTTCTTTAGTCTCAAAACCTTCCATGGGTCACCCTACCTAATTAATCCGTTTAATACATCAGCTTGCTTTTGGAGTTCTTCGTCGAACTCTTTATCTAGTTGATTCTCTTTAGCTAATCCTACCTTAGTCATCTCTAAATGGTCTACTGCATGAGAGTATTCTGTGAAGTTTCTAGACATGATTTTATTGATTAATCTTTGTGTAGTAATTTGAAATAGTACTTCTCTTGCTACAAAAACAATCAACAAAGTAATGAGTGCAAGCTCGGTCATTTTCTACCCTCAAACATCGCCTCTTTTGCTCCATGCATGAGTCTATTTAAATCAGCGTCTAATGCGTTTTGAATAGATACCGCTTTGCCGTACTCACAAACTTTAACACCTCGGTAAATGAAGTAAGGAAGAGCACCCATTCCCTTACGATTGTAATGTGCAACAATCTCAGGGGATGTTTCTACCCAATCATCACCATTAATTAATGCATCATCAATCTTTTGCATAAACATCATCGTGGTTTCGCGTTCTTCTTTATTTACAGCTTCTAATTGTGGTTTTGCTTCGGCTTTTGCCATTTTAGTCGTCTCCTTGTTGTTGACGTTTTACCATTTGTTGAATTACCCAACGCTCATAGTCTTTATCGTGCGCAGAACTTGGTTGACGAATCTCTTTTGACTCCGGTTGAGGAGGTGACACTATTTCTAGAAGCGACGCGCAAGAATCTCCTAAATCGTCAAAACTACCCCTTGGGAATGTTAATAATTCTTCACAAAGATCTTGGCAATTGTCATTAAGAAACATTCTTCCCCATTCAAACATAGGAACAAGCCCTTGAATTCTAGCTTGTTTACTCTGCCTAGTTCTAGTGATTCCTTT